AGGTCGCCTTCGTCAGCGGTGTAATATCTCGTTTCGGATGCGGAGAAGAAGCGGCGGGCGCATTTGTTGTCTATCAGGCGCGAGACGGCTTCGATGATGGTTTCCAAAATCTCATCATGGGTCGTGTTCGAGAAATTCAGCACGTCAGACGATTTGAGTTGCGCCAGCGTGACGTAGCCGTTTGTCATCCCCGTTCCGGCGGTCGTATTCGTGGATGTTGGCGCGGCGGTCAGGCCGGTACAAGTGCCGTTTGCAATGGCAATATTCAGCGTGTCATCATTGGCGACCGCGATATGTTTTGTCAGGACTACATTCGCGCCGCTGCCGGATACCAAAAACAGCGCCGCCACATCCACATCGAAGGCCAGCGCCGTGCGTATCAGCCCGCCAACAATGGAGGCGGTATCTGCTGAAGTGACGGCGACTGAGATAGCCTTCGGCGTGTTTGCCATGCCGAGCGCGGTCACGGTCACAGTAGCATTCCCCGAGCCGGTGACTGTCCCGACGACGGTCGCGGTTTCAACTTGTTTTGTGGTCATGCTGTTCCCATAGTGGTAAGTAGCACGCCTAGTATTTGGTTAAGTTCTTTTATGGCTTCATCGCGTCCACATGAACAATGCCGATCACAGCTAAATACCCAAAAAGTACAATGCTTCGAATGGTATTTCAGCATCTTGTCAAGCGCCTTTGTTTTGGGTGCTTTAGTTTTCTTGGTTGTCATTTATTACAGGCTCTCCCGTATTGTGAAAATCACTCACGCTATCCCAAGCAATGAAATCGGCGCTGGATGTGGGAATGTCGCCAGCCACATGACCAGCTATACAGGAGCGGTCTACAAACGCTTCGTAACCAGCAGCCCGCGCGTATTCGTAGAAGCGCCGATCCTCCCCGCCGCCTGAAGTCTCGTTGTCGCAGGCAAACCACAAGCCATCACCCTGGTCGGGTACTTTGGCGCGGATGTCCTCAAAGACAGTCCGGTGTATCAGCGTGCAGGCGGTCGCGGTGAAGCCGACAGAGACAAGCGCATCGGGGGGGCAGGGGTCTATCAAGAACGGCCCAAACTTGATCCACTCTTTATGATCGTAGAACCATTCGCGAGTATCATTGATTCTCATCACATAATGGCCTTCATCTCTATCGTAGGATTTCCAAATCTGTGGGACGACCGGGTTATGTCGCATGAACACCAGCGCCGATATAAGGGGCTTATCCCAGGACAGTAATCGCTTCAATGTTTCAGGGACGAAAACAACATCGTGGTGCGTCGAGAATATCCATTCGGCGTCGGTTGCGAGAAACTCCCGCACAATATCATTCCAGACGACACGAACCGAGCCAGCGCCGCTCTGCTTAAATGTCCGCTTTGCGCCATCAGGCAAGAGCAGGTTTACCCACGAGTGAACGCACGACCACGGAGGCGGCGCGCCAGACGAGGGAACCCAATGGAATATGTGCAAGATAAAACGCTTTCCGGGGGAGGCAATTGCTCGCCTCCCCCATTACTTATCAGTAGTGTTAGACGGTTACGACTTCGATGCTGGATGCTGTTGGCGGACGATTGATGCCGTTGTACAGTTCCACCACGCACGAATGCGGGACGGCTGTCGAGAGCAGTGAGCCACCGGAGACAAGCAGCCAGGGCGTACCCGCTGAAATAGGTACATCCACTTCCAGCGTGACCGAGGTGCTCGATAGCACGCCGGAGGTCACAGCGGCCAGAGATGCGCTTGCGATAGCAGCGTAAGTTGCGCCGGATGTGGACGCCTGCCAGGGTCCAATACCCGCCGAAAGTGCGGCGGTCGTTGCGGCGCCGTTACCGAAATTGAAGATGAAGTGCGCGCGGGAGTATCCGGTCGCGTCGACCTTTGTTCCGACCAGCGCACCAACTTGTCCGCCGCTGGCTGCTACTGCAACCATCGACTTCTGGACATCAGGATTCTTGTTGCGTGACATGTCATCACCTCTTATGCAGCGTTGGTCAGATAGTAGAATGCTTCGCTCTGAAGTACTCCGCCACCGCGGAAGATAGAGGCGAAGATACCGATTTGCCCGGTTGCCATGTACAGGTAGGGGTTGCGCTGTACGACCATGCCCGGCTTTTCCACTACTGCGTAGTAGGAGAAATTGCCGAACACGACGCACTTGGCTGAGGCTGTGGTATACGGGTCAAGGTCGTCATCAATGACAGCCTTGTAGCCGAAGAAATCGCCATCCTGCGGGGTCTGCACGTATGCAAACGGGACAGCCGATGTTCCGCCACTGCCTTTGAGATACCATTTGGTCTTATTCGCCATGAGCATGGCGGACTCGGACGGCACGTTATACCCGCCGCCGAGATAGCCGATCAGGGCCGAAAGTTCTGAAGGCAGAATGACATCGGTCGTGGCGGTCGTGTTTGCAACCGTCGCGCCGGTCACGATACCCTCAGGCTGCGCCGTGCCTGTGCCTGTGGTGTAGATGGTGTTCTCGGTGTTGGCAACCGCACGACCCAGGGCATTGGTAAACCATGCTTCCCAGTTCGTGCCGTTGTACATCAAGAACTCTTCATTCATCTTGGTCAGCTTGGTGTACTTGTACAAGATGAGGTCTTTCTGCGATACCGTGCCCTCATTCTCATCGTATGTACCAGCCTCAGCCGTCAGGACGAAATCGGTTAGCTTGGTGTCTTCACGCGGGACCAACAGGTGATCGGAAGGGGTCGTCAGGAACGTGCAAGGAACCTGCCGCGCCCACGACATAATGTCGCGCTTGGCGATGATCTGGTTGTACAGGGGATCAGGAACCAGGAATCCACCGCTTGCTCCGGTCGTGATGTTCCAGGCCGCCTTGCCTGCCTTGATGTTGTCGAAGGACGAGTCGGGGCGGATCAGCCCTTGATTTTCCTGCCCGGTCTTGAGCCAGGACTTGAATGCTCCGATACCATCGTTGTCATCGTCGGTCGGCTCGGTGGGGTGGTAGAACTTCTGCGGCCCGTGCTCCTTCAATTCCTCAATGGCCTTTTTGTACCCGGCGTCCTCAGCAGCTTTCAATTCTGCCGCCTTCTGCAATTCCGCCTGGGTTTTCGCTTCGCGCATTGCAAGCGCGTCTGCGACCGCCTTATCAACGGCGGATTTGATTTCTTCTTCCATGATGTTCTCCCTTTGTTTGGTAACAGGTTGATTGGTTGGTTTAGTTTGGTTATACTCCTCAACGGGCAACGCCGTATGGGAAGTTAGTAACGATTTAATTGGTAGTATCTGGTTGGTCTTGCGGAATTCTGCCGGGGTAGGGGTCAGTGACGCGTCCAGACCAAGAGGCCAGCGCGTGATTTCCCACACGCCGCTCTTGATTGCTTTGCGGTCTACAAGGTGCGAAGCTGTGCCGGATGACCAGGCTAATTTCCCCGCAAGTCCCAGTTCCGCGATTGTCTTTTCGTATTCATTACGCGCTTCGATTACCACCTCGGCAAACACTCCAACGTCATCAATGGTAAGCGTCGCTTTATTGGATAGCGGCTCGGTGTATTTCACTTCGATGTTGTGCTTTTTGATCTGGATCGGCAGGCGGTGGTTGAACCATACATCAGACTGTTTTGCATCGCCGTAGTTGGCCCTTTTCGTGAAATAGTCGCCCGCCAGGTCTGTATTCTCTGCATCCCTGAAACTGATTAGATAACCCCCTAGTTTGACCGCACCGCCGTCCAATGACGTGGCTTTGACCGCATCGCCGGGGTAGATATATTCCTCATCCAGCGATTTGCCCTCCATCATCGGCATTTCACCCCCTGGCTTTTCACACTCAGCGCCGTTTTCCACCATGATGTCATGCACGGTCTGGAACGCCTCTGTTTCTTTGCGCGTGTGCCGCGCGCCGATTTTCAGGAAATGCTTGACCGCATCTTCCACAGACATCCCGTAGAATGACTTTTTTTCTCCCCACATAGACATGCACGCGGCGGCGGCTTCGTCCTGTTCTTTCCCCTCTTCCGTCATGGCGGACATACACGCGCTCATCCATTTGTCTTTATCGTCGTATTCCGAAACGTTCGGCATTTTGTCCCTTTGCGTATTAACGCAAAAAGCCGGTTATCTTTCCCGACCCATTTCGAGTCGAAAGATAACCGGCTATAACCTGGGGTTGTATTAGTTAAGCACTGTCTGTGTCAACACGTATTCAGTGCCTTAAACTTCGGCATTCCTGCCTGCAAGCATTATAACACAGAATTAGATTTTATGTTCTGTCAAGTACCTTTTGGTCTTGCGTATCGCCACGTCTTTCGCGATGTTGGCAAAATCCTTTGACCTTACAAAATCACCTGCGAATCTGTATACCCAGGTATATCCATACCCACCTATTTTCACCTTTAATAGATATGCAAACACATCGTCAGGCAGTGGAGGCTTGTAATAATCAAACATTTCTGTGTATCGGTGGGTAATATCCTCTAACCCTACAAACTCAATATCGTTCTCAATATCGTTATCGTTGCCCATTACTCAACTTCCTTTCTTCCAACATTCTTTGCAGTCGCGGCGGTGCTTGTCCAGCGCCCGCCAGCGGTGGGTAACTAAAGCACGGTCATAAATTATCCACCCAATCTCACAGATATAAATCATAAAACGATATGACCACATAGCTCTATTTCAAAAGCCTCTTCGTTTTAGCCGTGTCACGCGGCATATAGAACGGCATCGGGATGTGGTGGTCTGGCTCCATGATGATCTCAGATTTGCTCCGGTAGTGGCTGATGATCCTGCGCGCAAGTTCCAGCATCGTGACCGGCGTATCATCCCCCACGTCATACGCCTGCCCGCGCTCGCCCCGTAGCAGGATCGCCCACAGCCAGCGGCCAAGTTCTGCGCCATACATATATGACCGCACACAAGACCCGTCGCCCCAAATCTTGAGCGGCTCGCCTGCCTTCGCCGCCTGGACAAATTGGGTGTATGCCTTGCCATCGTCTAGGCGCTCGCCGTAGAAGGTGAACAGGCGCGCAATGACTACATCGATGCCGCTGTCCAGGCACTCTTTTTCCCAATCGAGTTTATTCTGCCTGTACTCGGTATCGTTCTCATCGTGGTAGACGATCCCGCTCGAAGCGTATAGCACGCGGACACCGAATGGCTGGCTGAATTCCAGGACTTCATACGGCGAGATATTCGCAAGGTGTACGATGTAATCCCAGGTCATCCATTCCCAGTGTCGTAGTTCGTAGTCGCTTTTGCCGAAGTAACTGATACGTAAATCGGGCGGGGCGGTCTGCCGCATCCATGAACCGCAGAAGCCGGTCCCGCCTGTGACTAAAACTTTATCCATTGAAATACTTCCGTATTACTTCGACTTGATAGTCTCGCATGTCCGGGGTGATTCCTGGGAATACGCCAATCCAAATACCGCGCTCATATATTAAATCGGCTCCATCCAAATTACCTACCACACGATAATCTACGCCATTTATCAATTTTCGGTAAGCTGGTTGCCGTAATAAATTACCAGCCATCACAGGTCTACTGCCTACACCGTGCTCGTCAAGATAACGCGCCAATTCGTTACGTCTTTCTGTCAAGAACGCAAAACCAAACCATGACGGATTGCTACCAGGAGTAGCTTGAACTATCTCAATCGGCAAATCCTTCAAACCTTCGTTCAAGTAAGCCCAATTCTCGCGGCGCTTCTGTATAAAACCTTCTAATCTATCTAATTGCGCTACACCTACAGCGGCGGCTAAGTCGTTAGCTTTGAGGTTCCATCCGATACGACTGTAAATATATTTATGATCGACTTCGTAGTTGAAGCGTTTTCCACATGTATTATCTTTACCTGGTTCACAGAAACAATCCCGCCCCCAGTCGCGATAACTCTCGATGACCTTCCTCAGCCGCGGGCTGTCTGTTAGCACCGCGCCTCCCTCCCCGGTAGTGATATGATGCGCCGGGTAGAATGAGACGGTAGACATTATGCCGCGACGACCAACCATTTGCCCGTTGATTGTGCTCCCTACCGCGTCGCAGCAATCTTCGATAGTTGGATACCAATCACATATACCAGACAGATCAACAGGGTTTCCGAGTGCATGCGCCATAATGACAGCGCGTGTTTTATCGCTGATGGCTTCCCAAACATTCGCCATATTAATATTATTCAGCGTCTTTGGGTCACTATCCACGAACACCGGCACTAGCCCAAGCTGGATGATGCAATTGACCGTCGTGGGGAAGTTCACCGCCGTCGTGATGACTTCGCTTCCTTTTGGCAGTTCCAGCGCAGCCAATGCCAGCAGATTTGCGGATGACCCGCTATTGCACAGGATCGCCTCACGCGCGCTCATGAATCGGGCAAAGCCGCGCTCGAAGCGGTTCGTCCAGATGAAGCCGCCATAGCTCTGCGAGTTTGCGACCTGCATCACGTTATCCGCTTCTTCCTTTCCAGTCACTTGCCCCGAAATAGGGACTTTCATTGCACACCTCCATTGAGTAGCAGGTGTACAACGACACTCTACGGTTGAAAATTATTTTATTTCCTGTTTTACTGCGATAACTCGTAAAGCAAAGGACTTACGAAACAATTAGTAATCGCCTTATATGTGGTAATAATAGAATACCAGAGAGAGAAGAAACAGTATTGTGCTGATCGCTCCGCAAATATCGCATAGGGGCGGGTCTGGTTCTAAATCTCCCATTCTCTTATCGGGCGGTATTAGAGCAATACCTATTAAACCAATTACCAAGGCCAACAAAATAGATATACCTGTTAACATAGTTTTCCTTTCTTGCCGCCAGCGTCAACGCGCTAGACAGGCGAACATGATTGTATAAGTTGTATTATTATAATTGAGGCGATTAGAATCATAACGGCTCTTGAAATCACCTCCACCAATCCAAAGCATCCTGGTTTATCACTGTTCATTTTCTTCCTTTCTGGATGAGGCGTTACCCATCCCACTCCATAAGAGCCTGTAAATCATCAATCTTAGGCGTCATGTCCTGCATGTCATCTGTCCTGATAGGGTTGCCCGATGCCATTACGCGCGGGAGCTGCTGCCAGTCGGGGTCTACGAATACCTCAACTATCATCGGAGCAAAGTCCAGACATTTGCAGAAGTTTGACAAATCCATGCCCCTCAGCGGCATGTACACAAAGCGATACGCCTCCGCAATCGCTTCGATGCTGGGGAGCGTCAGCCCGCTTTGTGGGTTCGCTCCTGTCACGCGCCCGAAGCGCGCAAGCTGTCCCACTCGAATACTGTTATAGCCACCGTTGTTCATCACAAAGAAGATAATCGGCAATCTCAGTCGCCGGATCGTCTCAAGTTCCTGCGCGTTCATGGCAAAGCCGCCGTCGCCCGTCACGCAGATGGTGCGCCGCCCGGATGCGAGAGCAGAGCCGAGAGCCATCGGAATATCAGCGCCCATTGCGCCAATCGTGCAGACGTTGGAGATTCGCTGCCCCGCCTTGACTTTATATGCCTGAAAGAACACGGTTGGCGCGTTGCCCGATGAGCCGAGGGCGAATACGTCATCGGGATGGCTGAATTCATGAAGTAAAGACATCAGCCGAAACGGATTAACATACTGTGCCCACTTGTGAACATCCATAGTTTCATGCACCCAGCCGTCCAGTTCCGGGCGGAAGCGGGCGTAGAGCGCCTTGCACCAGTTGAGCCAATCGCGATGAGGCGGGGCAAGGGATGGAAGAAAATCAATATCGTCTCTACAGTCAAGGGTCTGCGAAACATGGTAACGCTTCGGGAACTTCTGCGCTTCCGCCTCATCAATGTCATACACATAGATTTGAGCATTCGGCGCAAAGCGGTCGTAGTCGTAGGCGACCTGTTCGCCGTCCAGCCGCGCGCCGAAGCAATAGAGATGGGTCGCTTTTTGCGTCGCAATATTCGCGGCGCGTTGCCCGAAGATTCCGGGGCGGCCTATAAACACAGGTGAGTTTTCAGGGAGTAAGTCCGCCGCCATCCAAGTTGTGCAAATCGGGATGTTCAGACTGCATAGATGTTCGATGAGCGCAGGGTTATTGCGGATGCCGTTACCGAGAATTATCACTGGCTTATACATCGGCGGCCTGCACATCCATTGGAATATCGAGCCAAGCACCGCCGCGCCTGCCTTCCTTAGCTGCGGTAATGCAGTTGTCTAACTCAATCATCGCCTCTACCGCGCTTTGTGGTTGCGCCACGTATTTCGTTATCGGTCTCACCATTTCAATCGTCGGCCCTTCCTGCGTCCCGCGTGAGCGCATCCCAGGTAGAGCCAGCCACTTGACCATAACCTGCCCGGATATAAATAGAACAGGCACGCTATCCAGCCACGCCGCAAGGCAGGGGGTCATGGCATTGGTAACGCCGGGTCCGCTCGTCACAAGGCACACGCCAAAACCCTTGTATTGTGCATACCCGACCGCGGCATACCCGGCTGATTGTTCATGGAGACAGCATACGGCGCGCAATCCCGACGCGCCCAGCGCATCCACCAGCGGACCGGAGCCACCGCCGGGGAGGTAGAATACGGTGGAAACTTCACTTTTCAGTCTTTCCCAAATTGCTTGTGATACATTCATGTTTCGATCAGGGGATTGGTAATCCCGGCCTTTCGTATATTTTCGATAAGTCTCTGTCTTTGACCTTGACTCATTATTAATATCGGCGCGGCGTTGGTAGGTCGTTCCTGTACCGGCTTGCCGTTGTA